AAAAGGCTTGATTTATATTACAAAAACATCAAAAAATAGTCTGTATACTCTCTGAATTATAAAATAAAAAAATAAAAAAATTTTTTTTAAAATGACCTCTGTCGGTATACAAATGCTAGAAGTATTATATACCAACGATTATTCGCTAAAATTTGTATCCAAATTTGTATCCTGAAAATATACAAATTCTAGAATCGTTATATATCAACGATTATTCCTCGAAATTTGTATCTTGGAGGTTTCTCAGCGTTGCTGTCTAGGGGTCGCGCGTACGGAAAAGGTAATCAAAAATATTTCATTTTCAAAATTACTCTGTATACTAGGGCTATGCCTAAACGTAGAAGAAAACAAGTCGTAGTCAATACGACACCAAAATTACCCTATCAAAAGGTACGAGTCGAGTGGATTGATATTTTATCCGATTCGGGCTGGGCTACCGATAAAGAGTTCGACAAGATGAATCTAAGTTACCCTGTTAACGAAGGGTGGCTATACTCTAAAGATAAAAAAGCAATTAAACTATTTGCATCATTCGATAGGGATGAAGACGGCACAATAACGTTTGGTGATAGGACTATGATTCCGACTTCTTGCGTGAAGAAGATGACAAAGCTTTCCTAGGTGCGTTTAGTTCTTTCTTTGCTTTCTTTAATTCCATTTCTTCAGCCTCAATAATTTTAATTTTGTTCCTTAATTCTTCTGTTGGAAGATCATCAAGTTTACCTGTACGCATTTCTGTTCGATTGATGTATAGATCTGATGCCTTACCACGTAGTTCTTCAGCACGTATTGCTGCTTGCATATTACCTTTCTTTTCTGATTTGATTCCTAGACTCCCAAGTCTTGCTATGTGATTTTCATAGTTGACTTCAAACTTCTGTAGTTTTTCTTTTCTGAGTTCTGCGATATATGCTGCAGACTTTGGATACATCTTATAACTTTGGAGCTCAGAAGCTGTAACTCTCGCTCGGTCAGGGCTATAGCCCGCCTGGATTGCTGCCTCTGTTCCTGATACCGGTCCGTCTTTACCACCGAAAACTAGGATTTCGCAGAATTTCATCTGCATTTCTGTTAATCTACTTGGTACTCCCATAACTTGCAATATATAAGATTTTGTGTATATATCAACATTAGAAATATGATAGACGGAAAGACATTCAGACAAGGCCTAGACAAGTTTTTTAAATCCCCAACATGCCAGGGCGCTAGGGTTCAAATTGAATTACCTAATGGCGAGATGTATGATATCACAGGTGCAAAGCTTTTAGAGAATCAAATCATAGGAACTAAAGAAACACATCGCCTGGTATTGACATGCAAAAAACCCACTGAAAATATGGGTAAAATAATTAAAATTTTATAGTTGACTATATAATATTATCCCTTATATTGTAAGAATAACAGAAAGGATATATTATGAAAATACCGAAAGACGAAAGAAAAGCAATAGACAATAAAAAATGTTTTCCAAACAAAAGAGTTGAGGAAATGTTTTGGGCTTATGCAGACGAGGTTTTAGATATGGATACAGATGTAAAGCATAGAGATATCTACGCCATGTTGGAAACTGCATTTAAAGAAGGTTACAAAAAAGGTTTTGCTTCGGCTGAGGCTTATGTTTCTGAAAAAGAATTATACCAGGAACTAGCTGACGAGTGGGAGCAAATGGTTAAAAATGATACACATGAAGAAATATACGAAAGCAGAAAGGAGGTAAAATAATGGAATATCAAATCTTAAAAAGAACTAAATTCTCAGGTTCTACACCTGATATGCTACATCATGAGAGAACTGCAAAGACTCTCAGAAGAGCTATTGAGTACAAAGTACATTTAGAAGCGCTAGAAGATGATAAGGAAAGACATACATTTGAAATCCACATATCTATTCAAGATGCTTACAAATACGTTACGGCAGGCTCTGAAGAAGAATTAGACAAGCCTTTAGTATTGACTGACGAAGTCAAAGAAGAAAAAGTTGTCAATTTGAAATAATTTTCTAGCCAAATGGCTTCGGTTGTGTTACTGCAAAAATTGTGGCACGACCGGAGTCAAAATTATATGCAGATCTTAAAAAAATATCTCCACAAATTAAGTGGACACGCCTTGAAAATTGGGCTTTATTCGGCACTCCTGATCTATTGGGTTACCATCCTGGTGGCTTCTTTTTCACTCTCGAATTAAAAGTAACAAAACGTAACAAAGTGGCCATATCCCCGCACCAAGTTGCGTGGCATATGAGCCATCCATCAAGCACCTATGTGCTTGTGCATTATACATATATAAAAAATAAAAAAAATTTTAACGAGTATCGTCTATATCCTGGTTCTCGGATCGAGGATCTTTTTCGCTTGGGCATGAACCTGGA